CAGTTTACAGTTTATGGCCCGAATTGCCCAAGCCTCCAACCAGCCATCATGCATTGGAAGATTGTCGCCGGCAAATTGACATGTTGCAAGCAACATTAAAACATTTGAATGTAAGGGAACTTAGATGATTATTGGTGTATGTGGTCTCATAGGTGCTGGTAAAGATACCATAGCAGATTATCTTGTGAATTTGCATCAGTTTCGCAGAGAAAGTTTTGCCAACAGTCTCAAAGATGCAATATCTGGTGTGTTTGGATGGGATCGAGAATTGCTGGAAGGCCGTACCAAACACAGCCGAACCTGGAGAGAGCAAGTGGACCCATGGTGGAGTCAACGTCTAGGCATTGCTGAACTAACTCCACGTTGGGTGTTGCAACACTGGGGCACAGAAGTGTGCCGTCAAGGATTTCATGATGATATTTGGATTGCCAGTGTAGAAAACAAATTACGCACCACAACAGATGACATCGTGATATCTGATTGTAGATTTCCTAACGAAATAGCAGCCATTAAAAAAGCCGGCGGCACTGTTATTAGAGTTGTGCGAGGCCCCGAACCTGAATGGTATGCCTGGGCATTGAGTGCAAACCGCGGCGAGGTGGCTAATTTTTCTTGGTCGACCAGCAAAGCCAAATTGGAAAAAGCTGGAATTCATGCCAGCGAAACTGCCTGGATTGGCACCAGGTTTGATGCTGTTATTGACAACAATGCAGACGGGCTAGACAATTTATATCAGCAGATCAAGCATCTGCTTCAAGATCTCCAGGTTGCCAAGGACGATCCAACCGTTTGATTTCTTCCACACAGTTTAAGCAAACTGTTTTTAAATTACGCAAACTGGTATTGTGTAAATTGCCGTCCTGGTGATATACCAAAGTTTGACTAGCGTACTTTGATCTAAATCCACAACGATCACACATAGGTTTTTTCTTATAACCTGCAGCCTGCCAACGAGGTTGAGCAGGTTTAATCTTGCGACTTTTATTGATACACCAAGTACAGCGTGTTCGGTAATGTGCAATGCCGTTACGATGATAGTTAATGGCACACAATCTTTGATTACAAGCAGGGCATACAGGACGAATCATTGAATATTTAGTGAAAAACCTTTGCCAAAGGTCATATATTAGGCTGTATTTTTGTCTTTAGCCATAAATATCTGTAATTAGAAAAAGGATTTGCCATGGCACTAATATCACCCGGCGTAGAAGTCACAGTAATTGACGAGAGTCAATATATTCCAGCTGCTACCAATTCGGTACCTTACTTCCTGATTGCCACAGCACAGAACAAAGTTTCTGGTGCAGGCGTAGGAGTCGCAGCAGGGACCTTAAAAGCCAATGCTAACAGAATTTATTTGATCACCAGCCAGCGCGATCTCAGCGCCACATTTGGTGTTCCATTCTTTTACAAAACCACTGCTGGTACCCCCATCAATGGATATGAGCTCAACGAATACGGACTGTTGGCAGCGTATTCGGCACTGGGTATTTCAAATCGTGCGTATGTGCAACGGGTTGATATTGACTTGACAGCACTCACGGCCAGTTTGACTCGACCAACTGGAAATCCAGATAATGGTACTTATTGGTTGGATACTGCTACATCTCAGTGGGGCATATTCCAATGGAATCAAACCACAGCAGCGTTTACCAATCAAATACCGTCGGTAATCATTGACACTGAATATCTAGACACCGGTGTTCCTGTTGCCAGTTACGGCAGCATTGGTGATTATGCCATTGTAGCAACCAATGTACAAAATCCTGCCTATTACAAACGTGGTGGACCAAATTCTACCAGTGACTATTCTCCAAGTGAGTTGACCGACATTTACAACACTTGGGTGCAGGTTGGCAGCGACGATTGGAAAACCGCTTGGCCCACAGTGCAAGGTACACTGGCACCAGTTTCTTTGACCGCTAGTCAAACTATTGTGATCAATGAAACTGTAGTGACGGTTCCCGTTAGTCCTAACAATACTGTTATTGGATTGGCCACTGCAATTAACAGTGCATTGAGCGTATCTGGTGTTTATGCCGCAGTGATTGATGGCAAACTGAATTTGTATGCTGACAGCACAGCTACCAATGATGGCAGCTCAGAAGGCACAGGCATGATAGCCATCAGCAACGGTACAGGTACTATACTGTCAAGTCTAGGAATCACTTCTAATCAATATGCAGCTCCTGCATTCCAGGCCAGTCCACATTACACAGTTCCTCGCTGGAGAAGCACAGATACACAACCTGAGCCCACAGGTTCAGTATGGCAAAAAACTACCAATGTAAACCTTGGTACTAATTTGGTAGTCAAAAAATTCAGCACCACATTGAATACATTTGTTCAACAATCTGCACCGTTGTATTCATCCGGGGCAACCGCATTGTACGAATTGGATCCTGTTGGTGGAGGATTTAATATTCCAGCTGGTACCACTTACGCTCTTTTGAATCCAGATTATGCTGACCCAGTCACAATGGCGCTGGAAATATTTGAAAGATATGCAACTGGAGCAACCATTGTCACAGGTACCACAGTACCCACTACGTTTGTTAACGGTAATACTTTTACTATCCAAGCTACCTCAGCAGGATCTGCCACACTGAGCTCTTTGGTAACAGCAACAATCAATGGCACCACAGTGGCTGATTTTATTGCGGCTGTGTCAGCAGCTGGAGTTGATTATGTCAGTGCTGTGGTCAACAGTGCTGGTAATATTGTGTTTACACACAGTCAAGGTGGCGATATTGTAATTAAAAATCTCTCTGGCACACCATTGACCACTGCTGGATTCAGCACTTCTACTGATTTTGTACGCAATGGTGGCAATGGTTATTTGTATCTCAGTAACTTTGTGGGCTATGATCAGTTTACATATAGTGCTAGTAATGTTGCACCTGACCAAGATCCGGCCACTGGAACGTACTGGTATTATTCGGCCACTACCGAAGCGGACATCATGATTCAAGATGATGGCGCCTGGTACGGTTATCAAAATGTCACAAATGATGTTCGAGGTGACAACTTGACATTGACCAACGCTACAGGTCCTATATTCAGTGCCACTGTACCTACTACACAAACTAACACATCAAAATCTGCATTGGCATATGGAGATTTGTGGATTGACACCAGCCCAGCTGGACTAGAAAGTTACCCACTGATCAGTCGCTGGAGCAGCGTAGATGGAGTGGACCAATGGGTAGTTATAGACAACACCAATCAAAACACAGAAAATGGCATTGAGTTTGCTGATGCTCGCTGGTCGCCAACTGGAACGGTGAACCCAGTTACTGGCGACATACCCACAATTACCAGTTTGTTGACCAGCAACTATTTAGATTTGGATGCTCCTGATCCTGGACTATATGCACAAGGGACATTGTTGTTTAATACTCGCCGATCAGGATTCAATGTAAAAACATTCCAGGCAGACTATTTTAATACCATGGATTTTAGTGTAGGCGTGTATAGTGCCACAACCACTTATGCATACAATGATTTTGTCAACTATAATGGTACAATTTATGTTTGTAAGCTAGCCTCCACAGGCAATGTTCCGACCAATGGCACGTACTGGAACTTGGTTGAAACCAATACCTGGATCAATGCCAGTGGCAATAAAACTTCTGGTGCACCTTACATGGGACGTCAAGCACAACGAGCAATCATTGTTTCTGCACTAAAATCTGGCGTTGACAGCAGTGTAGAAATCAGAGAAGAACAACGTCAAATGAATTTGATGGCCTGCCCTGCATATCCAGAATTGATTCCAAACATGGTACAACTCAACAATGATCGTAAAAATACGGCATTTATTGTGGGCGATACACCACTGCGTTTGGGGCCTGATGGCACAAGTATTTCTACCTGGGCGTCAAACAATGCCGGAGCAGGAACAGTCACAGGCGACGGATTGTCAACTGGAGATGTATACTTGGGTGTATTCTACCCTTCATGTCAAACCACAGACTTGTCGGGCAGTATAGTGGTACAGCCTCCAAGTCACATGATGGTTCGTACCATTATTCGCAGCGACGAAGTTGCATATCCATGGTTGGCTCCAGCTGGTACACGCCGTGGCGTGATTGACAATGCAGCCAGAATTGGTTACATAAATGCCACCACTGGAGAATTCCAAACCATTGGTGTGAGCCAGGGACTTCGTGACACACTGTACCAGTTAGATATCAATCCAATTACTTTTGTACCCGGAATTGGTATTACCAATTTTGGTAACAAAACTGTTACTACAAATACCACAGCGTTGGATCGTATCAACGTTGCTCGTTTGGTAGCATTCATACGAGGTAGATTGCAAGAAATTGGCAACACATTCTTGTTTGAGCCCAATGATCAGATCACTAGAAATGAAATTAAAAATACCGTTGACAGTTTGATGATTGACCTGGTCAACAAACGAGGTATCTATGACTACTTGGTAGTTTGTGATTTGACCAACAACACACCAGCAAGAATTGATGCCAACGAATTGTACATTGACATTGCCATTGAACCAGTGAAAGCAGTTGAATTTATTTACATTCCGTTGCGCATCAAGAACACCGGCGAGATTGCAACCAGCATTTCTACAGTTGCAACAGCGGCTTGATAGCATGGTAGAAAACACCATAAATAAAGACAACAGGAGATAATACCATGGCAGTTTCATCGTTAACTAAAATGACAGTGCCCTTGGCCAGTGATCAAAGCAATCCAAACCAAGGTCTGTTAATGCCCAAACTCAAGTATCGCTTTAGAGTGATATTTGAAAACTTTGGTGTGAGCACACCTCGCACAGAATTAACCAAACAGGTCATGACCTTTACTCGCCCGCAGGTGACTTTTGCTGACATTGATGTTCCCATCTACAACAGCACAATCAAATTGGCCGGAAAATATACCTGGGGCGACATCACTGTACAACTACGCGACGATGCCGGTGGTAATGTGTCTAGACTGGTTGGAGAACAACTACAGAAACAACTGGACTTCATGGAAATGGCGTCTGCCAGTTCTGGTATTGACTACAAATTCCTCACACGCTTTGAAGTGCTGGATGGCGGAAATGCTGCTGGCGAAGCTATTGCATTGGAAACATGGGAAATTTATGGCTGTTACTTGAAAGAAGTAAACTACAACAACATGGATTACAGTCTCAATGAAGTAGCATCAATCAACATGATAATGCGATTTGACAATGCCAACCAAACTCAAGGTGAAGGTGTTGGAAACGCAATTGGTCGCACAGTCGGTGATGTAGCAACCGGAGTAGGTTAAACTTCATGGCTTTCGGCCAAGATTTTCTCAAAGGTTTCTTTGGGGCAGACGCACTCAAGACTTATAGCCACGCCAGTAAGACTTTCTTAACCAATGGCTATGAGTTAGCTCCACGACAAAAGTTTTTGTTCCATGTTTACTTTACTGTGAACAGTGGACAGATTCCTGCATTAAGATCAGTATTTCCCAACAAAGACAGTGCCACCATTGGCCTTATGGTCAAAAATATTCAATTGCCCAGCTACAAAATCAATGTAGATGTGATGAATCAATACAATCGCAAACGATTGGTACAAAGCAAAATTGACTACGAACCAGTTCAAGTTGAATTTCATGATGACGGCGGTGACCTTGTGCGCAACATGTGGTACAGCTACATGAGCTACTACTACAAAGACCCCAGCCAAAAATACGACAATGTATCCAATCAAAACGGTCAGCTGGCTGCTGTGCAAGGCACACCTGCTGGATTCAGTTACAACAGCAGAGACACATACGATGCGTATCGACCTGTGAATGACTGGGGCTACATTGGCGAAAGCTATTCAGATTCAACCGACCCCAATCCTGGCGGCAAACCTCCATTTTTTAGAGACATCAGAATCTACGGCCTGGATCAACACAAATTTGCAGAATACATCCTGATCAATCCCATGATCACAGACTGGTCACATGACACCTATGATTATAGTGCTGGCAACGGAATCATGACCAATAAAATGACCATGAGATATGAAACTGTAAAATATTATTCAGGTGCCATCGGTGGAGTGAGACCTGATACCAATGTTGTGGGATTTGCTGATCCTGCTTATTATGACAATGTGCCTAGTGCGCTGTCAAGACCAGGCAGCACAGCCACAGTGTTTGGGCAAGGCGGCTTGATTGATGCTGGCATTGGCATTGTTGCAGATTTGCAAAGTGGCAGTGTGGCTGGTGTGATTGGTGCCATACAAAAAGCTGGGGCAGCATTTAACACATTCAAAGGCAAAGACATAAAAAGCATTGCCAATCAAGAA